TTATTGTAACGAGCGCGCATCGCGAAGATGCTGCCAGTCGGACCAGTCATCGGCTGAACGCCAGCCAGGTCGAATGCCATCAGTTGCGGCATAGAACGACGAACCATCTTGATCAGAACGGGATCCCAATTGGTCACGCCTGAAGTCTGGTTAGTCGGAGCGTCAGATTCGTTCATGCCCTTGAGAAACTTGACTTGGTTCTCAATGCAGGTCTCAGTCACGGCACGACGATGTGAAGATGCGATCTTCGGAGCGTCGTCCTCGTTCATGAACTCTTGAACTTTTTCTCGGAGTAGATCCATGTTTGAACCTCGAATGAGTGTGGTTACTTGCAATTATTTATTAGGCTTACTTTTCAAAGCGCCAAACAGTTGGGACAGGTACGCATCTTCAACAGACTCAGTGATCTGGGAAGTACCCTTGCTTGCTTCTTCCTTAGCCGGCTTACTTTCAGCAACCTTGCTCGGGAAGTAGGATTCGTACATTTCCACCACAGCAGACTTGTACTGCTCTTCGTCGTGGAATGAGATACGATCAACAGCCGGGTGGAACCTTTCGCACTGAGATTCAGTCAGATCAGCGCAGACGGCATCAACAATCTGGACACGCTTGTTGTCAGTGATCTGTTTCTGAAGCGCTTTATTCTCTGCCAGTTGTTTATCGAGGCGCTTTTCGAGAGCAGCAATCTTTTCGCTATTCTCGTTGACGTCATCACCCTCAGGGATAGTGACGTTATATGCCTCAGCAAGACCGCACATGCCTTTCAGCATCTGTTCTGCTAGATCAACCTTAGCCTGAGCGTCAATAGCAGGAGCGTTCTCTTCAACGAATTCCTTGGTGGCGAGATCGATATACTGCTCGACCTTCGGCATCAGCTCTTCGTCGATGTACTGCTGCGCTTTCGACTCCATCTCGACCGCGAGGTACTCAGCATACTGTTCGGACAGATCCTCGTACTTGGCTTTCGTCTCTTCCTCTACCTGCTCGCGCTGGGTAGCCAGGAGAGATTCTACCATTTGGGTCACTTTGGCTTTGAAGTCGTCTGACAGCTCAAGACCTTCAAAAAGGTTCTTCAGTTGTTCATCCATTTGGATAACCTCTTAATGAGTTTGCTTGCAACCTATTTATCGGAGGCCGCAAGCAAACAGTTATGAACGAAAGGACTTGAGGAAGTTGTCGAGTCGCTCTAAGAAAAGCTGCTCATTAACTTTATCCGACTCACCCGCAACTTCGATTGGAACCCAGGCTCCAGTAGACTCCGACACCATCCACTTGGTGGATTCTGAGATAGCATCAACATAGCAATCAGGGCCAGACGGATTATCAACACAATCGACGGCCGTCATCATGAAGTCGTTTTGGACGTGTCTGATTCCGTTACGGTCCTCTTTAAGGGACCCCAAGCCGCGAGTAGAAACACCCATTGCAAAACCACCCTCAAGGAGACCGCGGACGGTTTGCCCCTTTGGAGTGTTCAGAACGAGAGCCTTCCCGTATACGTTGTTGCCGTCCCACTTCATTTCAGTAATACGAACAGCGGCCTTGTCTGGATCCGGAATCGGATAATCTGGGTGGTTGAGCTCTCCAAGTGCGCGTCGCTTGGATACGAAATCGCCAATGTAGCGATCGAGAGCTTGTTCCATCACAGATCGTTTATAAAAACGACGGTTGCCGTTGACCACTTCAGCCTGAGCAAAGATGCCTTCAATGAACAACTGCTTTCCGTTTTCGGTTTGTTCGCTGAGCACCTCTACTTCGGCCGAAGATTCAATCAGCAGGTTCAATGCTTGTGACATCTTCGCCTCCTTACAGGCCGTAATTCTTACGCTTCTTCATCGCTTTTAGACGCTTGCGGGTGGTACGCTTTTTGTAGGCATCCCCTTTCGACTTCTTGGTTCGAACAGCGCGCTTGAGCGACTTCTTCTTATCTGCCTTCTCTTTGCCAGTGATTGGCACACACGACTTCCCCGATGCTGACAGCTTGTATCCTTTCGGACACTTCACTTTTCGGGTCTTGTTGCCTTTAGAATCGACGCGTGTAACCTGACGGGCTTCGAAGACCTCTTCGGTTTCCGTGCTCATTACTCGCCGTCTCCTTCCTTACCCTTTTCGGTCGACTTCTCGGTAACTGCGGCAAACCCGAGCTCGGTATAGGTGGCTTGACGACGCTCAGCGATCTGCTGTTGAGCTTTCTCCTGCAGGTTCGACTTGATGGCCTCAATCGCCTCCGTCAAATTACCTGCCTGTAGTTCCTTGATGAACTTTTTGGCTGCTGACATCTGCTAATATCCTCTATGCGTTAGCGAATGTGATTTTATGGAACGATGACTTAAAACGATGGGTCATCTTCAGGAGGATTGAACTGTGGGTTGTCCTTCTCTTCCTGGATCTTCTCGTCGAATTCCTTCATCTCCTGCTCGGAGTGTTTGAAGATTTCACGACGGATGAAGTCGTTTGGCACATACTTACCAACATACGATTGGAAGCTATCTGCCAGATCGAGGCGGTCGCGAAGCATTTCAGATTGCTTCATCTCCTCGAGGTACATATTCTGCGCGTACTTGAACTTGATAAGGGGCTGAATATCATTCCATTCTTGAACGGTGATTACCTTGGTAAGGATCAGCTCCGTCTTCAACAGGTCAAGCAACATCATGTTGAAACGCTTACGGATCTTGGAAACGAACTTAGTGAACTTCAACTCATCGCGCGAGATTTCTGTGGCGCGACCAAGCTGCATGAACGAATCGGCTTCCAACCGAGTAACTGGGATGTTGAGAGCTTTGTATAGCTGCTTCTGGAAATAGATGACGTCATCAATGTCGCTCAGGTTCTGACCACCTGGGAGGGTATCGACCTCAGTGCCACGACCACTCGAGTTGCGAGGCATCCAGAAATCTTCCTGCATAGTCATCTGGTGACGCTGGTCTTGGAAAGATCCACTGTCGGGGTCAAACGACATGCGATTCCGGTAGTTGGCCTTCAGGCTGCGGATATACTGTTCAGCTTTTGACTTCGGGAGGTTAGCTGTATCCACATAGAAGATGCGGCGCTCTGGAGCACGCGTGATACGATAGATGACAAGAGCGTTCTCCATCATACGAAGTTGGTTGGCTGGCTTGACAGCCTTATGCAACCAACTGATAGCATACCCGCTACGCATGTCGGTCAGACCGGACGTGACATAAGTGATGGAGTTCGGGTCAAGTTGTAGCGGCGGACGAAACTTCTTCTTATTCGTCTCTTTCTTACCAGCGTTTCGTTCACGAATGTCTTCATCGTAAACGAAGAATTCTTCGATTCGATCAATGGTGCGAGTTTCTTCGTTGTACACCTTATTGCGAATTTTGGTGACACAAGATACATCCAGCTCGATAACATCAAGCAGACCATCTTGAGGTTTCTTCTGGTCGATTACTTTCTGATACGCGAGACGGCCATCGGTATAGAACTGTTTGGCTCGACGGTGGATGGAGTCTCGCATCTCGATAATGCGACAAACCTTCTCCCACTTTTCGTGAATCTTGTTGCGAAGAGACTCAGACAACTCATCCTCTAGATCACCAAGATCAAGGGAGATGGGGTCTTCATCTTCATCGTAGGTCACCATCTCGTTGACGATATCCTCGATAGCGTAGTCAACGACATTGTAGTTGGCGATCTGACGGTATGTGTCGATCAACTGCCACTGGGAATTAACACTCCAGTCCAAGTTGATCGTGAAAGAGTTGATCGCCTCCTCCAGCTCAATAGCGCCGTCATCAGAATTGGTAGCAATCTGATTCGACTGGATGCGTTCCTGCTCTTTCTCATCAGAGAATTTGAGTTTTCTGAGAAACTGGCCAAATACCATATGATAACAATCCTTTGGACGTAAAATTGGGGAGAGATTACTCCCTCCCCGTATTTACGTGCGCTTAGGTACTTACGCCGTTATTGATGTCAGAATACACAAACGTTACCGAGAATGTCTCGATGGTGTCTGAACTGTCATGAGCTAGATCAACGGGAGCAACAACAGAAGGCCACGCCATTTTAAGGACATATTCCTTCACTCGATTATCGTTGTTGTCGAGCTGGTACACAGAAACAGTTGACATCACTTCAGATGGTGAAGTCGGACCGGTATTCGAGCGATACTGGTTGATCCCGTTGTGCCATGCTTCAAAAGCATTACGGAGTTCAAAGCCGGTATCATTCAGGAAGGTTGCTTCCCACTCTTCGAAGGTGCGATCGCCAGGCAGTTTCATTTGACGACCACGCCATGCCTGCTCTACAACACCCAGGTTAGAACCTGGAAGCTGAGCGGACTGAACGAGGAATGCAGTACTACGAATTTCTTCCTGGGTCGCTGCGAAAGCGGGGAACTCAACAACCACTTCGAAGCGGTTTGGACGAGCGCCGCCCCCTTTGAGGGCGGCTAGGAAATCAGAGATGGCAGCCATCTATTACGCTCCTTCTACTTCTTCAAAATCAACGCCAGATGCAACGGCGATGAAATTTAATCTGATAAAGTTGATGCTACGAGCTGGTTTCAGATAGATGTCGCCAACGAACTCGTTAGCGTCGATCACCTGAGCAGTGTTATTCGTCTCATCACACTTGACACGATAGTCATACAGACCGCGACGAGCCTGAACGTTGCCGAGATACTGATCGGTGCCGTTGCGGAACACCCCACGAGTGATGATATCGTTCAGCTCGAACAGTTGATACTTGGCAGCGGAGGAGATAGCCTTACGGAGAACGATCAGCAGTGTGCGCACGTTAATGCGCGAGAATGCTGACGGACGACGCAGAGCAGTCTTATCACCAAACAGAACCGTTCCCTCACCTGGGAATGCAACAATCGAGTTGATGCTGTTTTTGTACAGAACATCACGCTGTCGACGATTTGGGTTCCATGCGAGACGGATCACGTTCTTGAGCTGACCGCGGTTCAGACCAGCAGGAGAGAACCAAGGTTCGTTCTGAGCAAATGTGCGAGCATGGAGGGCCGCCGCATCACTATCACATGGAATCCACACGTTGTGATCATTGTACTTGTCGTATACTAGCTTCCAGTTGTCGACGTAGAACGCGTATGAAGTGTTCTTGTTGACGGTAGTAGTGAAGTATTCAACAACATTAGTCTCAGCATCGACGGTGTTGTAAACGTCACTCAGTGTTGGCGCACCAAACACAACCATATCTTGGCGACCAACTGCGATGTCGACAAGACCTGTGAACGAGGTTGCAGGCATACCGGCACCAAACATGCGAGTCAGTTCAACAGTCTCTGTGTCAAACATACTTGCAGCAGTTTGATAATCAGCAGTGGTGGAATCGTTGCCGTCTACACCGCCGTCGAGGGATACTTCATAGATACCCTCGCTGCCGACAACAGCGAAATCGATTGCTGTGACGTCACCGACCAGAACCCAGTTAGACTGGTCTTTGATAACGGTCTTGATGTATGCAGCAGTGCCGTCAGGTTTAGTTGCCCCAGCAGTCTTCTGCATCAGACTGTAACGCTCGAGAACAGTACCGGCGTTGCCGGTGATCATGCCATCCTCGTCAACTACAACGAGGTTGAATTCGCCAGCACTTGGAGCGTAATCGAATTCATCAGCATACGCCCACGTGTCGAAGGCGGTATCATCTGCAGCGGACAGAGAAATGGAATTTCCTAGATCCCCAGGATAGCGACCAATGAAGGAAGTACCATCAAGGGCAGCATTATCGTAAGAATCGAGATTCGGGATAAACGCAGGAGTACCAGTGGTGGCTGGAGCTGCGTTAAGAGCAGTGGTCTCATCGGCGGCTCGAACCACAAGTAGCGGCGACGCATACTTGAGATAATTGGCTGCAGACAGGAACGATACTGCTGTTGTGTTGTCGGGTTGTCCGAATCGGCGCACCAGCTCACTCTCGTTAGTAGTGATTGACACGACCTCATTCACTGGACCCCAACGGAAGAGACCTACCATCCCAGATGCATTGGTGGTAATGCTCTGGGTGTTGTAGGTAAGGTCCTTCTCAGTAGACTTAACACCAGGACTTAGCATTGATGTTGACCTCTGTTAGGTTGAGTTTCTTGAGATATTTATCCATGTGCGTCGTCAAAAACCACCAAACACGTCACCACCCATTACATCTCCACCGAATGACCCAAATTGATCGTTGTCGATGAAGCCGAACGGGGAGACCTCTTCCATGCTTCGATCTTCCATTTGCTGCAAGAGAGCTACACGGAGATCGCGATTGGTCAGATCGATGAAATAGGTCTGCATGGAAGCCCATGCAAATAGCACAAGCGTCATGACCATGTCGTCATGAGCCCCTTTGTCAGCTTCGTATGAACCACCCTTTGGAACAAACGTGCCGAACTCGTTGATCATATCCGCATCATTGAGGATGATCTGTTCTTTCTCGATCATCGTCTTGATGTTGGAGCAGCCGATCGCTTTCACCGCTTTGTCTGTGCGAACGCCAACTCGAGGGTTACCTCCGAACCCAAGAACCTGTCTATTCTTTTCGCGAGTGACCATCAACAGATTTTCGTACTCGAGATCGTAGTACAAGTTGTTAGCAACTTGTTCCCCAATGTCATTGATCTCGATTAGCACAGACGCCATATTGTAGTGGGTAGCGACGTTGTAGATGAGGGTAGGATACACCAGTGGATCAAGATGATTGTTCCTATAGGTCGCCACGACTTCGTATGGCTTCAAGCTGAGGTCGATGACGGAAAAGGCGTGATAGTCGCCACCCACTCCACGAGATACGTCAACGGTGATGAAATACTCGTGGTGTTTCTCAACCTCTTTGTAGACGCGGAACCCGTCACGCTCTTCTATCGGAGCCTTAGTAACGAGTCGCTCGAGCGTTGAACCGCTGAGAAGGGAATTAGAACTTCCCCTGAACTCAGCACAATGCTCTTGCCTGAATTGTGCTTCTGATGAAGCGGCGATCATTGCTTCAGCCCAAGCTGCATCACGAGATGGGATCTGATCCCAGGTTACGCGAATTCGAGCGAAACCGTTTTGATTGTGCTCTTCCCAAATCTTGTAGAACAGGCCCCTGGTTCCATTTGGTGTTGAAGTCATGATCATCTTAGACTTCTTACCACTGGATAGTGTTGGGAAGATTGATTCGTAAAATTCAATATCGTTGGGTGTATGTGCCGCTTCATCCCAATACAGTAATGAAATCGAACGACCACGAATTGCTGATGCACTTGATGCTGCAGAAAAAGACTTGGAGTCGTTATCAAACTTCATTGATCGTTTGTTGTACGTCTTCATCCCCAATTTCAGGAAAATAGGGAGAAGCTCATACGACATCTGGATACGCTCCATGATCTCTTGAGCTTGATCAGCCTTGTTCGCAAGAATGGCAGCTTCTTTGGTCGGATGAAACATCGTAAACCAAAGAATGTAAGCTGCAGATGTCGTAGTTTTTCCTTGCTGTCTTCCTGTACATGCTATACACAATCGATTGTCTTGGAACAATTGAATCATGTCTTCTTGATATTCATACATCCTGAAAGGGATAATCCCCTCATCAATAGATGTAATTCGAACATATTTCTTCGCGAAGTAAACTGCATTGAGTGAACACTTGATCCACTCCAGTTTTTGCATTACAGTGTAATCACGAGATGTTTTTGCTTTGATAACGTTTGCGTTATTCTTATATTGCCATTCTTCAGGAAGGGATCCATCTTCTCCCTGATCCAACACTTCTAGCTCATCAGTTTTCTTTCGGAGGAATTTGTGCACGAGGTCGATATGCTGATCATAAAAATCTAGCATATCAAACGGAGCGTATTTTTCTGTTAGTTGCAGTCTAACTTTGTTCATTGGCCTCCACCGACCACTCGTAAAATCCCCACCCAAGCTCTTTCCATGTCTGACCGATCATTAAGACTCTATCGTCCACGTCAAGTATGCACGACTTGGTAGATTTGATAACGTTATTGTTGGCTTTGATACATCGTTTGATGATAATTTGACCATCACAACCTAATGCCTTTCCTGCCTCTTCTGAAGAGTAAAAACACCCAATTGGTGTAACATACCATCCTTTGTAGAAGCGACTAGTGCTAAAAATACTCTTGGCAGCGATTACATTTTCGCGAGATTGATGTGAACGCTTTTTTACCACGATTTTTCTCTGCTGTTTTGCGTATCTTGTCGGGATTTTTGTTGATCTTATCTTGCCAATCGTGGGTTTTACCTTGATGAGACTCACGAATTTTTTGATTATGTTCGCTAGTTCGCTTTTTGGGTTTTCCGCGATTGCTAGCTGATATTTTGTCACGAGTCTCTTGAGATACTACTCTGCCCACCAACGCTTGTAGGATATTGTTCCAGCTCTGTTCAGATATAGGTCGTCTCACTGCATGTCGCTGACGCTCAATGATATACTCACGCCATTCGGGATCAGCCCACCGCTGACGTGCAAGCTCCGATAGATACCTGCTTCGCTCAGCGAGTTCTTCGTCCGTTTTCTTGCGCCACGGATTAAACCGAACAACTTTATCATGCTCTGCAATATAGATTGCCGATCCGCACGACTGATTAATCCAATCAGGCCTTTTGAACAATCGTGTGAGAACACGTTCCTCATGTAGTACCGCATCGCAAGGGCTGTCAAATGTATTCCGTACTGTGAACTCGAAAGCTGCAGGATCAGCTTTAAAGTCCGTTTGAAACTTGCCACTTGTAAAGTAACGTTTTCCTAAGTCATCTGATGGCGTTAGCCCCAATTTGATGTTTCCCCAACGTACACCAAAGTACTTCATTCCTGTGCGTTTGCATTTCACCACATACGTGTACGGGTATAGCTGATCAGGCCGTCTATGCATGCTCCAATCCCGAAAAGGGTGTATATTCCTATTTTACGAATTCGAGCTTTTAAATAGAAGAAAGTCCTTTTATTCAGAATCATCACCTAAAGCATCGATTTCATTGTCAATGGTATTAGTGTTGTCCTGTGCATTATAATAGTGGTTGTTTTGCGTGTTGTTCTGTACTGATGGGCCGCCCTTTGAATCCTCTTCTTTTAGCATCTTCTGAAGCGCGATCAGCTCTTTGGTCATATCAGACGAAGTACGCATCAACTGAGCAGCTACTTCGAGAGCACGCGGCTGCTCTGACATAGCAGCAAGCCTTAACGACAACTCGAGGGCTGCGTTTGAACGTCCGATCAACCCATAGAGGTTGCTGCGAGCAAACACATAATCATCGTGACGATCCGTTACATCCTCTGGATTAGCAGGCAAACGTGAATCAACGTTCTCGTATCGAACCGGATGAAGATCCTCTGGCTCCTCCTCTTCGTGACCTTCATCAGGGAGGTGGTCGATCTGGTTTTCAACATCGCCAGCATCGTTTGTCCGCTTCTCATCTGACGTCAGCAGTTGTTCGAGTGTCTTGTCGAATGTTGAGCGGGTAGTCATACTCCATCTCCTGTAATCACATCTTGAGCAATAATGTCATCGGGATGTGATAGATCGTGGTAATTGATTTTGATCGTTTCGATTACACCAGAGGTTGAAGTAGGCATGTACAGGTACCCTTCTACAACAAACGTAAATGTCGCCTCGATTTGCGTCGGGTCCTCGTACGATCCATCAAACGAAGTGTCGATTGTTTGGTCCTGCAAGGTTATCGCAAGAGATGTCTCCCCCTGCAGGTCTGGATTATCTTCGACGACTACATTGAGAGTTGGGTTAAAGTACACCACGACCTGCTCGATGATTTGCAAGAGATCGTCAACGTACTTGGTGCGAGCATTCAGAGTGTATGTGAAGTTGTATGGGACTCGATTATACTGACTCTGAACGGCTCCCCCTTGGTAAGGGGAAGTTAGCTTGTGCATCTTGTTTTTGGAGCGAGACGTGTCTTTGTCCAATCCCACAAATGCGAATGATAGTCTAGGCAACCTTTGTTTGAATCGAAGATGGCTAGGGTCTGGATTCTCGTTCAGTCGACGATTAGCTTTCTCCTGCCAAGCATTAGCTAACGGAACACGAATCACATCACCAGAAGCGCGAGTGATTTTGATATTATCAAACAGGCTTCCAAACACTGATGTGTACAGCGCTATCGTCTTATGGTAAAACGGTTGTTCGAGGATAGCCATTATCTAACTCCAAATGGGTTAGTCGGGTCAAAGTCGATGCTAGTGTTGGTATCCAGCTCATCGTTAGACCCGTAGGGTTCTGTTGTAGTGTCGTGAGCCGGAACGTCCAAGGAGTCGATGATAGAATCGATATCAACATCACCGCCATCAGCGATTGATTCATGGCTGAACTCAAATGTCTCGACCTTGATCTGAAACACGTACTGTTTACCCTTCTCGAAAAAAGGCGACTGGTCGTCAACAAACTTGATCTCGAGGATGGCGTTGGTGACTGGCATGAATATCAAGTCGCCCTCACGCGGTCGAACGAATTCGGGGAACTCTGCAGCAAACCGTGTCTTGGATACACCAAACGTACCAGTGCTTGACAATTCGCTACCCACCAAGCCGATCATCTCTCCCATTCCTTCAAAGCCATCAACAAACAAGGGGAGCATTTCGATCTTTGTGTACGCGTCGTAGACAGCGGACGGGTCTTCATTAAACAGGTAGTCTATGTCAGGCTGCGATCTAGGGATGTAGCAAACATCGAGACCTTTCATTTGGATTGCCTCGATAGTCAGTTTGTCGATCAGATCCTGCTCATTGGCGGCCTGATAATTGTTGATGTACTTGTTTGTAGCCATGTGTAACCTTTGTGCACTTAGACCTATTTAGCCCCACACTCGTTTAAACGTGTTATATGCGTCTCTCAGCCGTTTCGAATCACCCCTGCGTGAGGGTAGCGATGCGCGTACGAAAACGGCTGAGAGCGAGGATTTGACCGTGTCTTGTATCACTTACTGACAGTGACATCGACTCCACTGAACTTATCAGCGTATGTTGCTGCACCGATGTATACCATGCAGATCGAAGAAAACAGCCCAACGATGGCAATAACGATTGAGTTGAACTGGCTCAGGATTTGAGCCTGATCGCTTGTTATCACAATCGGCGCAATCATATAGAATGCAGCAATCACAATGTTGCTAACAAAGGACCAGATAGCGATCAGGCGGCGAGTCTTCCACTTGCGGCGATCTCTGTCCAACTCTGCTTCGAATCGAGCGTTGTCCATATACTGTGGCCCTCATCCAACAAAGAAGTTCGTAGGTTCTTGGTATGTTTCTTGGAGTGTCTCTTCGAGAGCCTCTAGCTCCTGCATAGCCTCGTCGAATATCTGCTGGCCGTTCATTACGGTCCCACCAAGCATCTGCATATCACCGAACTTCTTGGTGTTCTCGCCCCACTGGCGTTTAATCAATGCGGTTGCGTATTGCTTCAACCACTTATCATTCCATACTGATGTGAACTGATCAGGGTCCAGCACTCGCGTTACCTTTACGACGAACGGATAACCGACCCCGAGGGAAGTCAGGTCGTGGTTGACGTGAAGACGACGGCCATGACGAGTGTATTCAAACCCAGGCGCTGAGTTGATTGTGTCAAGCACGTGCTCGTAATTCATGACCCTCATTGTATAATCAGTCATGTCGAAACTACGCCAGGGGCTCATCTCCTGCATGGCCAACTGATACCTAAAGCTGAACATATCGTTGTGGGAAGCGATGTCGCTAAGGGAGGTAACGTTGGTTACAGCGAGAATATCATCAGGGATGGTGATATAGCCGTTGTCGATATCGGTCTGTTGGAGAGGGTAACTAACCCATACGTCTTCAGAAGCATCGAAGTGCTTCTCTTGATACGTAGCCAGAGCCTCATCGATGCGATCATCGCACTGTTCTGGTGCAACCTCGACATTGATGACTGGTTGACCGAGCTTGCGGAGACAGTAATCAATCAGCTCTTGTCTTGTTGTCGGCTTTGCCATATATCCTCTTATACTGTCGGTCCGTAGATGCGGTAATCGCCCGTCTCTACATAGTTGTCATTGGTGGGTGCCCAATCAGATCCTGAGCCGCCGTAGAAGATGGTATACATGATCCCTTCGATCTTGATGTCGGATCGTTCACGGAAGATGATCCCATCAACCTCAAAAATATCATTCCCGTCGATCCATAGACGGAACCGTCCATCTCCATATATCTCGCCATTAGGCCCGATCGTATTTAAGATGACCTCCTGTTTGATCTCATGCCAGTAGTCATCTTGGAAGAAGAAAGACCCGCGACCGATTGATGCCCCGTAATCGATATTCTTGTTAGCAGCATACAGATACAGCTCCCCTTGAGCGTTCTTACGCCACATCATACGTGTTGAGAATCCGTTACGGGCAGGGTCACCACCTGACGGTGAGTTGCCGCCGAATAGTCCAGGCAGTTTGCCGCCTTTGACCCATTCATATCCTGGTTGAAACCGAACGCGATACGTTAGGCAGGCGCTTTCGAGAGACACAACGCGGTTCTCCCAACCCGTACCTCCATCGGTCCCCGATAACCCACCAATGCAAGTTGTTCGAATGAAGTTCTCGTCGAAAGGAGCCTCAGATGCAGGACGCATCTCGGAGTTTTCTTCGTTGTATGTTTTGGTTGCCTTCAGACCCTCCGTTACCCACTTCTTATAATCCATTGTTGACGGCTTGGGGTTGTATACTAGAGGGGCACGACTGGTCGGGTCTGATACCTTGAAGAAGTGAATCGCTGTGTAGGGGTAGTTGACAGGATCCTTGACTTCATTACCGAGCATCGCGGTAAGGCCGGTCGATTGACGTAGCTCGTCGAAGTTGTATACGGTGACTCGCCCGATGATAATACTTGACTCAGCAGAAGGACGATTCCACCCAATCAGTCGAATGCTCGGGTCGTTAAGAGGAGCTTCCTGAGCAGTGAAACTCAGGGTCAGCTTCTGCCAACCATTAACAAGCCTCTGTTCGGCATCAGCTAGACGGTTACTGCCGTCGTAGTACGATCCCTGGAACTTCCCTTCGTACCCTCGAGTGCCTGGACATACCCAAACCTCCATGTTGTACCGCGTTCCGACCGGAAGAGGGGAGGCTAGATCGTACCACACGTACCGGTTGACATCATCCTTGAAGAAAACTTCCGTCGCTACAGGATCACCATTCTGATCAGGCACACCAACAACCTGCAACGATCCTCGATCAACATCATTCCAGTTGCCGGTGATTGTGTTGACGTACGGTTCAGGTAGAATATTGGTGAAGTTGTTGTCAGCCTGAACAGGCTCACGGATCTTATACAACTCCACTTGCCCGATTTCAACTACGTTGCCCGCAACACCATTATCGTATCCAATAACACGGATCACTGGATCCGCGACGGGTTGATCAGGAACAACGAAGTCGAAGATCCGAACCCTCCAGTCGCGCGATAGGTTGATCTCGTTTCTGATCACTCGAATAGTGTCATCGTAATACGACATCTCGAACACCCCATCAAAATTGTCGTTGGGGGTGCGTACGTCTACGATCATTCGATACGTGTATCCGACGTCGAGAGGAGATGACAGGTTGAATTTGAAGTAGTTGCGGTTGTCTGCGAGAGTTGCTCGCATCGCGTTCGGATTACCGTTGCGATCCGGAACACCGTACTCTGGAATAACCCCATCGCTGAGGTAATCCCATCCTGCTGCTCCTGTGATGTGAGGAGCAACAAGATTATCGGATAGGGTGTCATCTGGTTTAATCCATGTGTCGGGAGCTCGTAGAGTGAGTAATCCTGTAAACCCGTTGTTGAACATATTACAGCCCCTTAGTACGTGCCTGCATAGCTACCGATCCACGTGGTACCTGAATCTGGCGTAAACACCGTCACGATCCCACGAGATCCAATGCTTGGGATTTGGCTGTTGATCCAATTCAGGTTTGCTGGCCATGTTATGTTGTAGTTGGGGACCCCTTGTAGGAGCAGAGTCATGGAATATGACTTCCCGTCATCCGGACACGCGAGAACGATAGACTCATCAGCAGTGAACAAGTATGAGTATACAGATGCATCTCGAGCATTGAAATACGCAGACGAAGCACTAACTACCGCCAGCCCTGGATCGACAGCATCTCGATTGTACTGGGGGTGGGGATCGGCTGCATCCACGTGATTGGTCATGGTCTGATCAACATACGCGATTGTTGCATACACCCCATCGGACGTCTTTGCAAACGTGCGAACGTCTTTGATGCTGGTGATTGTCAGGTTGTTGGTCTCTACCACATACAGAGGAATGAACTGCGATTGGGGAACATTCTGCTGTTGGTAGTACGCTAGACTGTTCGTGGTTGTATCCACGCCAACGACATACGTGTTGTTGATCGGGATGGTGAGAGTGCCACCAGCAACATCGTACGTGGCTGTACCTACACTAATCACACCGCCCGAGATGGTAATGTCAGTGCTGTCAAATTGGTCCTGCTCGCAATGGAACGACCCATCAACAGTGTTCATGTTGATGATCTTATTGAGCTTGTCGATCCATTGCGTGACAGAATCTTTGATTGTGAGACGTTTAGCCATTCTTATCCTCGATCAACTGGTGGAGCATCTTTTCTAAGTTGTCAATCCGTTGTTTGAGAGACTCTTTCTCTTCCATCTCTTGAATAACCCGCCTCTTTGCTTCCTTGGCTGCTTTCAGCCCTCGCGAGTCCGTATTGACAACCACTCCTGTTTCGGGGTCTTTAAAGAGGGCCGTATGGCCCTCAACCTTATGCATCATATCAGGTTCCTAGTGCGAGAACGCGTAGTCGACGAGTGACGGGGATACGCGAGTTCGATTTGGATTTCATCTGGATCATTACCTGGAAGTATGTATAGTCTTGCAGACCGTCAGCCTTCTCTAGTGAGTACTCGATCTCGGTCATCTGACTGTTCGTGCTCGCTGCACCTGACATATTATTCAGCACTTTCCAGTCTGCTTCCTGCACTTCTTCGTTACTGTTGCCGAAGCGAGCAGATAGAATCACCGCAGACTCCTGATCGTAGAACGTGTCGATGTACACCTTGATCGACGATGCTGTGTCCGCTAGACCAGCAATGTTTGTGCGGTATTTCGCATAAGCGTTGCTGCCATCCGGCTCCACAGTCTCGAGATCGCCATCGATCATGTAGTACGGCGCAATGATGTTGAATGATTGTAGATCAACCACCGGCGACACGTTTGCGTTCGATGTCGATAGCGTAGCCTGAACAGTCATCGATGGGTTGCCGTTGTGGTTAGCGGCCTCATCTGCTCGGTTCGTCACCATCCACGGATCATTCAACCCATGCATCCCACCATTCTCGAACTCAACAACCTCGTTGCTGTCCGCATAGGGAGTCTCGGACCCGTCCACCGATTTGCCGTTCATTGCAGTGGCTGTGTACTTGATATC